GTCTCGGTGATGGTCTCTGACTGGAAGCGCACAACGGCTTCTGTAATCATGGGGTGGAACACGCCGGACGCACCATTCCAAGGCTCTGTTCTCTCTTCAATCTGCAAGCCCAAAAGCTTCAAGCCCTCTGTGTATGCTTTTTCCCAGTCCTTGCGGGAGTTCTTGTCTTGGTCAATGTCGCCTGCCAAGTCGCTGGCCATGCTCTCCATGGCGCTCTCGTCCATGTACTCAGCCAAGTTAGCATCAAAGTCTTTGTCTGAAGGCTCGCCCGGCTCAATCTCAATCTCCATACCATCAATGCCGATCTTGACAGACTCAGGATCAACAATCTCAATCTCAATGGGCTCTGCGCCTTGGGATGTCTCTTCAAGCCCTTTTGGTTGCTGATACAGCGCTTTGTCAATATTCGTTGCCATGTGTGTTCCTAGTAGTAAGCCGCCTTGCGCGGTATGCTGTAAATAAGATCGTCTTTCTCATCCGAATCAAGGGCAATAAATCCCCCCTGACGAAATCGCAAAAGCGCTTGTGTTGTTGTGTCCACGAAGTCATCGTGCTCCCCAACAGGGAACGCGGCCATCTCTTCGATCACTTCTCGTGCCCAACGTGTGTCGGGTGCCCAGACTTTACCTGAACTGAACAAATCCGCAACTGCATTAAGGCGCACCATCTTGTCGTTACCCCGACTTGGAGAAAACTCTTGCACAGGTATGCCCATAGCTCTGAGTTCTTGTATCAGTGGTGCGCCAGCCGCCTTTTTCTCCACAATGAACGCATCAGGTTCCCACTCTTTGTACTGTTTGAGCGCAACGACCTTGAGTTCGGGGAAAGCCATCCGGTCTTTAATGGCGTCTAGCAAAATAACTTGGGGCGTGTCGTTTTCTTCTTCGTTGTAGAAGATACCCCATGTGGTGCAAGCGGAATAGTCGGAGTTGTTCTTGGTTTCAAACGCCGTATCCCAAGACTGGATGATGTACTCACACTTTGGCGGGTCATCGTGCTCCCAAATACGCCACATCTTGCGGCTGACGATGGCCGAGTTCTCAGAAGTGGGCTGCTGCATGTACTGCGCGTTCCAATAACGCGGGTCAATACTGGCTTTTGTAGATTTTAACGCCTCAAGTGACCACTGCTCTGGCCACAAGGACTTCTCGTCTTCGTCCCCGTCGTTCAAAATGGCCGGCAACTCCACAATTTCCCATGGAACAGCCTCTGGGTTCTTGGTTTGGTAGTCAATCAGGCGCCCAGTCAGGTCTAGGAGCGACCAACGGGTCATAATGACAATAATCGCACCCCCCGGCATCAAGCGCTGAAGTGGGCCGGTCTGAAACCAAGACCAAGCGGTATCAAACGCGAGTCTACTGTTGGACTTTACGTCCTGCTCCGAGTGAGGGTCGTCAATAACAAACAGATCAGCACCGCGACCGGCCAGTGCACCACCAACACCAGCAGCGTAGTACTGACCACCAGCACTAGTAGACCACTTACCCGCAGCTTTTTGGTCATCTGCAACCATTGTTTGGGGAAAAACGCTACGGTACTCTTCCGAATCTAACAAGTTACGCACACGCCGGCCAAAATCTTCAGACAGACTTGCAGTGTGTGTGCCCATGATGATCTTCTTCTCAGGATACTTACCTAGAAAGTACGCAGGGAACAGGTAAGACGAGAACTCAGACTTACCCATACGAGGCGCGATGTTGATAATCACGCGCTTTTTCCTGCCCTCAACCACATCAGTAAAGATTTTTGCCAGTTTTTTGTGGTGGGGGCCGATCTTAAAGCCCGGATACACCGCTTGGGCAAAGCCCAACATGTTTGTTTTAGCCGCCTGCAGTCTGGCGCGGGACTCCCGAAGCTCCAAGTCTTCGAACAACTCCATCTTTTCTTTGACGCTCATCTGTGGCAAAGCCTTGGCCATGGCTTCTAGCTCAAGCTTACTCAGTGTTGTAAAGTTTTCAGGCTTCATCAGACTTTTCTTCCGTCACATCGACCACATCAATTACGCCCATAAACCTGTTGAGCTTGTCTTTGATCCGCGTCTCAAGCTCCATGTCTGACATCTCGGTCTTCTTGACCTCAATGCGCTCAGTAAATAGCGCAACTTCCGTGACCTTACCAAGCATGTCTAGCGCTTTAAGTCTGATACGGGCATCTGGGTGCTTGACTTCCTCAAGGATCTTAGCTACGGCAAATCCCCTGAGTTCCTTGGCCTGCTCCACAAACGCCCAGTCGTAGGCTGTAAGCATCCCTACTAGGTGCTGGACTGCAGCAGGAGCCTTAATGTTAGCAAGCGCTTGCTGTGTGTTCTGGGGCGGCTGTCCTGTAACCAGTGAGGCAAACGATTGCCGTGCAGCCTGTGCGTCTGCCTTGGACTCAGCCGCTTCGTCATCCAACTCCAAGTCTTTTAACCACTCTGCGGTCTTAACCTGTGCGTCAATGATGGTTGCAGGCTCGGCCTTATCAAACGGCAACAGCGAAGCTGCCGTCATGTCGACCACTTCTGGGTGAAACTCGCCGTGAATAAGATGTTCTAGCATTGTGCGTAGGTTAGTACTGGCGTGTCGTACTTGTTGCCTCGTTGCAGTTAGTGTACACTTCTTTTCGGTGATGGCGCAAGTCATTGCTTCTCCTTGATGGTTTCAGTTGCCATCTTTTACCCCGGCTCGCAAGGTCGGGGTTTTTTTATTGTGCAATGTCCAACGTTTGACATTGATCCTTGGAAATTTTTTAAAATTTTATGGGGGGTGGGGGGATCGTAATGTGGGCATTTCGATCCTGTTTTTTGAAAATTGGGATTGTGGTTATGAAACAGTGTTTATAGGCGACGCAGGTGCCGACCTTTTTTAGGGGTCATGGGGGTATGGTGGGGTCAACAGAACGCCAATATAGGTACTTTTGTTTCTCGTATTTACCCCTCATGGTAACATAGAGGCATCGGTTAGGGAATCAGTCCTAGCCGATTCAGGGAACTTGTTCCCCGATTCAAACCATAGTCAACTCAAGGAGATCATCATGACTAAAGCAAACGCAATCACAGTAACCTACCAACAGTTCGCAGAGGGTGTCGGTCGCACAGATCGCATGACGTTAGAGGCAAGCCTTGCATGGCACAAAGAGTACCTGACACTCGATGCAGAGAAGCAGAGTGATTGGAGATACGACTTCGTGCTCAACTATGTGATCGGTCGCATGGACTGTTCACGCAAGCAAGCCGAGATTATTTGCAACAAGACTCGGACAGAACGCACAGCCAGTCAGGAGAAGGCTGTCAATACTGGTGGCGCAAAGTTTCGTGACCACATCAGTAGGACTGGTCGCACATCGGGCAAGAAGACTGTGGTCAAGTTCACCCGTGAGCAGGTGCAAGCCTGTGACAATGCCTTGGCATCTTTCCCTGCTGACACACTCAAGAAGCAAGTTGAGTTGTTGCGTGCTTACTTGGCAACATTGCCATTGTAAATAATCTGGGGAACTTGTTCCCCGTTTCCCCGACACCGCAAGAGCGAACCTCCTGCGGTGTTTCTTTTCTTGTCCAATCAATAATCTCAAGGAGAACATTATGTTCACAATTATCGTTCGCAACAATGGCATCACCCACGAATACAAAACCGAATCACAAAGCGATGCTCGTGTTTTGTTCCACGCTTTGACTGTAACCTTCCTTCATGTAGAGGCGTGGCTTGGCTCAGAGTTGGTTCAAGAGTACAAGAACTGCTAATCAGCAGGGATTTCTACAAGCATAGCGTGCTGTGCTTGTGGGGCAATCCTGCCCATACAACAACTCTCAAGGAGTAAATAATCATGACACCAACCAAAGTAATCTCACACATCGTGTGTTCACTCGCACTTGTCACATCAATCATCGTTGGCTTTTACGGCATGAACGAGTATGGCGTTGCCCCATTGTGGGCATTGCTCACGCTTGGCGGATCGTTCTTGTTCGGCACTCAACTCATGCTCATCATCACAGGAGAACAGTAATGCGTAACCTCATCCAACCCACAACCAAAGAAGTAGGCATCGTCACCATCAGAGGGCGTGACTACCATATGCAAACCATCAGCTACGGCTCACAGCATCAGGTTCATGTGTTCCGCAAGGGCGCACTACATTTACGTGGTCTTGTGTTCGAAACGCAATCAGCCTATGACGCATGGCGTAACGGGATGCACCAACTTGACCTACCATTTGGGGAACAAGTTCCCCGACCTGCACTATAGTGCGAGATTATTTAGTCAAAAAACAAGCCACGGCCAAATGTCCGACACTACAACCCGTTGACTAATTTCCGTGTAACCCCGCAACCCGCATGAACACTAGCGTTCCGCAAAAACTGTCCTATCTATCTATCTATTTAATATATATTTATATATATAGATGTGTCTATTAGGGGGTGCTCATTCCTTTTCTCTTAGACACTTGCTTTTTTTGGTTGGCGTTAGCTTCCCAGAAATTACATAGATAGCAAGCACACTTTTCCTGCTACACTAGCACTGGTGCGGCTTCACAGCCTACACGCAAATTAGTCACAGCCCTGTAGTGTTGGACATTTGGCCGACACTCAAATTTGGAGTCAATAATCTCATGTACGAAACCTACATCAAACTCAGCGCCAACGAGCTTCACAACCGCTTAACCGAGCGCAACCTACACCCATCCGAGATCGAGCGCATCAAGGGTGAGGTCTTAACCCTCAAAGAAACCATGCGTGTCTCACGCATCACACGCACCCAGCGCAAGGCAGAGTGGGACAAGGTGCTGCAACCCCTGCGCTACGAAATCAATAACGCCCGTGTCGGCATGAGATACGGCGGGGAACAAGCTCCCCAAGAACGAACGCTAGCCTTCAGCGAGTACATACGCATCATGGAGAAACTTGTAGCCATGCTCGATGCCCCATACAAAGCGCTCGATAGCACCCCCATACAGATCGCCCGTGACAAGGGACTGCCCAACGATGGTGAGCATTGGACTGACTGGATACCCGCTAGGGTTAAGGACAAGATCAGCCTACTGTTCGCAGACGTACCCGTTGTGCCAAGGGGCAAGCGCAAGACACCCTTCCAACGAACTATGCTGCCTGACCAATTTAATAAATCAAAAACCAGATTATTGACCAAGACACAAAAGGAGATAAGCAACCTTGAACGCAAGATCGCAATCAACCCAACAGAAGCACGCTCAGATAAGCTCAAGCAGATGGAACGTGCCATCAAGATTATTGAGGCGCTCGATAAGAACGAAGCTGTGCCTGCCACATGGTCAAAGCTCTTGGGCAAGGGCTGACTACTGTCAACAACTATCAACATTCTTTCTTTTGGGGAACAAGTTCCCCAGACTGTTCGGCGCTTGGGCAATGCCGTTCACCATCCGCAACCTGCCCACATTATTTAGGAGAAGCATCATGAAAAGAGAACCACACAGCAAGTACACGCACGCAGTAATCGACTATCGCCTGACAGCAACATGGGCTGACGGCATCGTTGAGGACTTAACGCCTCACCTACCGCCTGAGTTGCAGGCGAACATCGAGGAATACCTCGTTGAGATGGATGACCTGCGTACGCAAGACCCAGCTAACTATTTTCTATAAGGAGAATGAAATGGGATTAGACATCAACATACTAAGCGTGCCCCGTGCCGTTACTACAAAGCCAGCCGATGCATACGTCGGCTCACGCTATGACAAAAACCCAAGGTGGAAGCAGGTTGCATACGCACGTAGTGACTGGGACTTGCACGACATATTTTGTGTGCTGTATAGCAAACGAGGAGGAACCAAAGAGGACTTTAACAATACAACTGTGCGCCTGTACAAGC